AAGACCCGTGCCATTGCCAGGAAAAGTCCCTTCAAACACCATGAAAAACGTAAATGACGAGTTGCCGGTGAAAAGCGTCGATGTCGTGAGCAGGTGGTCATTTGTGCCGTCGAACGACAGGGCCGTCTTGCCGCCGATGGTGGTAAGCGTCGGCTGATTGTTCCCTGTAGATTGCGTGAAGTTCTTCCCGTTTCCGCTCAGGTCGGACCACGTTTGCACGCCGGTCGAAATCGTCAGCGATGAAGCAACGGTCGGGTCCAGCCACATGGCGAGGCCAGACAAGTTTTTCGGAGTAAACCCCGTCGCTCGCGGCCTCAACAATCTCGGACTCATTGCGCACATGGAACGACGCTCTTGTAGGTGAGAGAGGGAAACTAGCCCTTCACCGACACCGTCATGGCGCAGGTGGTGGCACCGACGACGACGGGGGCGACGTAGGCAAAGCCGAAGCAGGCGTCCGGAATCGGATGTGCGCCAACGGTCACGGCAGTTGTCAGGGCAGAGCCGTCAGCGTAGATGCGGACGGGGGTGTCTTCGGCCCCTGCGGAAACGTGCCAGTTAATCTGGGTGGCACCGTTGGTGCTACCGATAAGGACGCCGCCGCCGGCATACCGACCAAACGGGAATCGCGGCGTAGTGGTAGCCGCCGAAGACCCGGCCGTGATCACGGCCCCTGTGTGGAAACGCTCAATCTCGCTCATGTTCGCCCTTTCGCTTTGTAGGCATGTTTTTCGATGAATCGCTCCCGCACCTCCCCAGCCTTGGCGCCAGGGTTCCTGCGGAGTTCTTTGCGGACCTCTTCGGCCACAATCTTTTCGTTGATCAGCTTCCGCTTCGGGGCGGCAGGACCGGGGTCATAATTCACTGTCCCCGCTACGGACATGCGGCGCTTCTTGGCCACTCGCAGGACATCGTCGTTGGACGAGACCCACGCCTCCGGGTCTTGCCACCGTCGCTTGTCGGCCAGACCGCCGCAGTAGTATTTGCCGGAGATGTTGATCCCGGCTGCCCTAGCTTCTTTGACCATCCACTTTGCGGATTCGGCGGGCATGTCGTTCAACTGCTGGTTGTTCATGCGGCCCTGCATAAACGCCCGGTCGGAGCCTTTGGTCCCGGGAGCGATCTGAAGTGCGACCATTTCAGCGAACCGCTCTCCATACTGAAGGGCGTTCTTGTAGACCTCCACAGCCTCTCGGCCGCGATCACTGATTTGCTGGGGGATTTGCATTGGCTTGTTCTTGTGGCGGCTGTCCAGGCGGCGGAGGCGGCGGAGGCGGAATCATGTAGCGAGCGACATCGACTTGCATGGCCTTGCCCCAGTCTTCCAAGAGGGCATTGAAGAGTTCCGGCCTGCCGGCCTGGAGCAATCCCTGGGAAATGGGTGCGAGGATCTGCATGGCGTTGGTGATGTTTTCGATGCGGGTCGCGATGTTGGGCTTTCTCGCGGATCCGGCTTCGACGCGGTATGAGTACTCGCGGACTATGCTGTCAGGGCTCTCTCCCTGAACGTGCATGCCCCACGCCTGTGCGGCCATCGGGCCCAGGAGCGGTTCAACATCTTGGGGATAGATCAACCATCGCGCACACAGGGCTTCCTTGCGGGCGACTTCCGAGAGAGCGTCTTCCAGAATCGAAGCGTAGTCGTCCGGCCGTACCGAAATCTGTTCCGCCTTCACCTGGGCCTCTGCGGCTGACCGGAACTGGTTCCTGGTCATGCCGTACACCAGCTCAGTCAGACCCACTCGCCGGTCAAAGAGTGCCGTGACCTCTGCGATGATCTGGTACATGTCCTGGGTCACCCCGGGCATGTTGAAGACCGAGATCACATCGTTGACCGACCGACCGACCGCCTCTGAGATTTCGACAATGTTGAAGCCCTTCTCCGACTTCTCTAGGATCTTGGACTTCAGGTCTTGGTCCGCAGCCTTCGATACTCCGATCAGCGTCTGCGATGAGGTGGCAACGCGGGTCGCGAGGAAGCTCATCGCCCAATTAATGAATCGCAATTCTCCGATCCCAGGACGGATCAGAGAGATCGGCCAGGAGTATCCAGGTTTGCCGTGCCACGCAAGCAAGGTGAACGGCCAGCCACCCGGTTCTGCCCAGAATGGAATCGGCCACTGGGCGGCAAGGAACATCTGCTGAGACACGCCTGTTTCGTCTACCGGCTCCTGGAGCATGGGGAGCGGCATGTTCAGTGGAAATTCGACCCCTTCTGCCACAACTAGGTAGCAATTTGGGCCCATGGCGTCGAACTTGCCACGGAGGTCTTTGTCGGCGTCCTTCAGGCGGTCACCGAAGCCGGTCTTAGAATAGATTTCCCAGTAGCAGATGATGTCGTTCGTCTGGCCGTTGCGGCGCTTGGTCTCATAGCCGCGTTCCTTCTCGTCCACGCGGGAAGAGTAGGATTCCAAGTGGCCCTTCAGGTCGTCGCGTGACAGGCCAAACTTCGCTGCCACTTCATCGATTGGCTGAATACGCTTGCGGGCGCACCACCGGATGTCCTCAAACTCATCGGCATCCGGATCCCAGACGAGGTTGTCCACTGAGTCGTAGAACGACCCGGCGAACTTCACTGCACTCCCGGGAGGCGAGTACAGTTCATGCCACCACACTCCAGCGCCTTTGATGAACGCCTCTTCTACAACCTTCCGGGAGTGCTGCTTCAGGTTCAGTTCGTTGGGCGTGTAGTTCAGATACTGCTCCAGGAGCGCGGCGATGATCTTGCGGCGCTCGTAGGAGAACTGCTGCTGCTCCATGCCCTGCTGGTAAGCCATCATCCCCTGGTCAGGCATCATCACCGGCTGGCCGTCCGGACCCATGACAGGACCGTTGGGCCCCATTTGCGGAACCGGCGGCTGTGGGAAGATCCCCAGGAGTGGCGCCGGGACGATGGGGTAGTCCTTCGGCGTCACTGCCCGGGTGGGATTCCGGTGATGGATGACCGACGTAAAGAGACGAACGGCCTCCCAAACGCGGTTCACGCAGATTCGCACGGCCGGAAGATCAATGCCCTTGGCGTAGGCACGGGCCTGCTCCGGACCCCACATGGCCTCCGGATCGGAGGCGTAGAACCCCAGAGCCTCCTTCGCATCATCCGAGAAGGGCTTTTTGTGGGTCCGCGCAAGCTCAATCTTCTTGAGCCACGTAGTGACTATCGGCCTGAGGGGATTGTCTTCTGCCATGAACGCTCCTACTTCTTAGTGTCCTTTTCCGCCCGCTTCTCCAGCATGGCGACACGTTCCGAGAGGATGGCAAGCTGCCCGGCCGGCTTGTGCTGCCAAAAACCGTAGGACTTCCACGCCGGGAACTCATTCACGCCCGGGTCATCGACATGGTGGACGGACGCCTTCTCCGTCCCGCCGTAGCCCGGGGCGATAGCCCACAGCGTGAGAGTTCTGGCAGAGACATCAGTAACCAGGGCCGGGACCGGCTTGGCACCCTCATGGGCATGGAAGAAGACAAACTCGCCCAATTCGGCCTTGGGCATGATGAAATCGCTCATTGGTATTTCCCTTTCGGAGAGAGGTACAAGACGCCGTCGTCGTCTTTCTGTTGGCGGCGGCGCTTGTCGGCCAGATATTTCACCCACCAGGGCTCTGGCCCGGTGACCTTGGGGGGCTTGTGATACTTGGGTTCGTAGGCACACATGTACTCTGCGGCCTGACAGGCGTGGACTTCTCCTCGCGTCTGTGGTTCGTCGGTCACGTAGACCTGACCGTTCACCGTAGTGGTCTTTTTGCGGTAGCGCTTAATCTCCCGCAGGAAATTGGGGCATCCGCCCTCCAAGACTTTGAACCGCGTCGTCCCGTCTCCTTGGATGTGGAGGAGCTTCCGCATCAGCGCCGTGCGGGCCGGGATGTCGTCTGAGCCTGGAGTGAATCCAAAACCAGATATCTGCGAGCGGATGTTCCGCTTCTTCAGTTCCTCGCTGTATAGCTCATGCGGGAGTCTGCCTGACCCAAGATCGCGGAGCATGCCACCGTGCATGTCCATGATCCAGTTGTAGAAGTGCTGGTTCTGCGCCTTGGCTGCGAACTGTTCCCCGAAGATCA